GTCCCTGAGTTCATTGATCATCAGCATCTCCCTCCATGTCGCTTTCGTTGATAAGAGATTCTAATCGCGCTGCCTCGTCAGACAGGCCGCTGAGGTAGGTGGATTCGATCTTGATGATCTCGGCCACGTTATCCTCCACGGCATGTGTAAGCAGACCCAGCTTCGGTATGCCGGTTGACGCACCAAATTCCTGGAAGTAAGCATAAAAGCCTGGCACCTGTCCGGTCTTAAGTCCGATCTGGACCCGCGGGAACTGCGTCTTGGCTCCGGCCCACACCTTATACTTCGTGGCCTTTCCGGCGTTGCCGGTGTGGCGTTTGAAGTGCTGGTAGTAGGATGTCCGGAACAGCTTCGTGACGAATTTACCGACGTCACGGAGAGCAGCCCGGCTTAACTCGTAGATGTAGTATTCCGCTGCCTCGAAGTTGGTCTCATAAGTGACCTCGGTTTTTCCTTCTTTCACCAGAACCTTCGTCTGGCTCTTCGGCGTCGGCATGGTTACACCTCTTTGTTGTCTTTATAACATGTCAGCTCCAGCGCATCCCCGTCATTATAGGTCCGCAGCACACGCAGCTTAACCGGAGTGTCCAGGCCAAAAGGCGTATACTCCACCCGTTCTTCCCCGTGGTAGTCCAGCCAGTTCTCCAAGCGGAACTTGACCTCCGGTTTATATCCGACGGCCATCCCCTGGTAGACCTCGGTCATCCCAACAGAGTATTCACCGGCGTAAACTGTCCGGCGGGTCTCCGTGTGAACCAGGTCTCCATACTCGTTCCGGCTGTCGGTCTCTTTGATCAGGGTGATATCCGTGTACCTCATCCGACCGCCTCCAGACCGTAGCCCGTGGACTCCCTGAGTTGGCCCTTCTGCTCGTCGTAGCTGGCCTTCAGCCGGTCATAGTCATCCGGAGAGCCGAAGTTCATCACCACGTAAGTCACGATCGCACGGCTGATAAGCGGATCATCAACAGTATAGTCGACCACAAAACCGTTTGTCGCCACCACCGTGTACTCGAACTTAACACCGGCGTGCTGTATATCTGCGATCGCAGCGGCGATCAGGTCTAAAAGCTCCGGGTCAAAAACCGTCGTCTGGATCCTCTTCGCCAGTTTCACTTTCGCTAACATCTTCTCTCCCTCCGTTATAGGCTTCGAAAAAGCCCCTCGTGACTACGCAGCTCCCGACGTGGCCCATCTCGATGTCGGAATCGCACCAGATCTCGTAACCACACTGCCGGGCCCGCCAGCAGAACGCCACATCCTCACCGAATCCGCGCATCGGGTCGAACATCTGACCGCCAAACCGTGACGCGACACTAATAAGCACGTCAGTTGACATCAGAACGCCGGCAAAACCGCACCCGCCGACCTGGAAAAGCCCCTCCGGAACCGATAACAGGGCCGTGTAAGAGGCTCCTTTGTCATCCGGGAGCATGTCCAGGCGTTCAAACAGACAGGGCGTGTAAGGGGGTTTGCGTCTGAAGCAGAGCGCCGTCAGGAAGCTGATGTCGTTTTTCTCACAGACATCCAGCATCTTATCCAGCAGGTCCGGGTTAAACACCATGTCGGAGTCTAACCACAGGACCCAGTCCGCTTCCTCCCTTACTGCTTGCCGCGCCAGGTTGTTCCGGGCGTTATACACGAGCGATCCGGACTCAATGCCGAATTTGACCTCGTGTTTGCGCTGCAGCTGGAGCATCGAGCCGAGGAATTGCACCGGCACCGTCTCCATAGTGGGTATCGCGATAAAAATCTTCATTGAGCCTCCTGTTTTTAACTACTTAGTGGACGATCTTACAGAAAGCGTTCGGACCGACAACGCCGATACCGACGAACTCTCTGCCGAGGATCCGGACCAGGTCGTACTCCATCTTGGTAAGGTTGTCGAATTTAATCTCGATACCTTCACCATTCGGGAAGTTCGCCTGAGCGCCGACACCAAGGTCACCTACGATAGCGTAGGGAACGCCGGTCGTGGCAGCAGAGAACGCAGCCAGGCTGTCATTGAACAGAACCGGAAGACCTTCAAAGGGATCATATCTATACTGGTTGGCAGCTTCGGCTTCCTTAAAGGCGCCCCAGGTCTGCTTATTCATGATGATGACCGGATTGGCAGCTTCATCAGAGATCTGAGCCAGGGCTTTTGCAGTCAGGCCGACGCTGATGGCAGTAGCTGTGATGGTGTTCTGCATCGGATGGTTGTCAGAACCACCGGTCGTGCAGGCCAGGATGGCAGCAACGAGAACGTCAGCGGCTTTCTTCGCGATCCGGTAGGTCAGCTCGTCGTAGATGTAGTCCAGGAACTCTTCGCCCTTCATATCATTGACTTCATCAGAAATGGAGATCCACTTCTTAATGGACTGCGGGATCAGCGTGGTCACGCCCAGCACCAGGGACTCTTCGGTCACAGCGGTGTTGGAAGATTCGGTATGCACATAAGCACCGTCAGCGGATTTTTCCCAGCCGATCTTCAGGTTGCCCTTCAGGTAGGACTTCCGGACACGGCTCATAATGCCTTCGCGGTTCCACGCGGTACGGACTCTGTCCTCTGCGTAGGTGGCTACCGGCACAACACCGGACACATTCTCGGTCAGCAGTGCGCGGCACTCTTTGTCATCGCCGGTCTTGATGTACTCGGCGTAAGCCAGGTTATACTCATGGCTGGATCTGATTTCCATATCAGTCATAGTGTGTTTCCTTTCCGCGGTAATTTCCTTACCACTCTTCATAGCCTCCTGGAGTTCCTTCTGCCTCTCTTCGGCAGCGGCCAGGATAGCGGTTTCACGGTCATTCAGAGACCGCTCTTCGTCATTAAGCTGTTCGGCTTCAACCGTAAGAGCATCGAGATCCACATCTTCGGCTTCCATCTCGGCAGCCATAGCCTCTCTCCGGGCCACGATCTCGGCTTTACGGGTCTGAACGTCTTCCAGCCTCATCTCTTCAATGTTCATCAGGATTTGCTCCTTTCAGCAGTTCTTTGATCCGTTCGATCTTCTCAGCCCGTTCGCGCTCCCTCCGGCGCTCCTCTTCGATGACTCCCTCGAAGTAGGATCTGGCACTGATATCTGTGGACGGATTGGCCGGTATGCTCACCGCACTGACGTCATATACCTTCTTTACACTGTTGATTTGGCGAGTGTGCGTTCCCTCGTCGTACTCATCAGCGCCGATCGTGAAGGCCCATGACATCTGAGTCACAAGTCCGGCTTTTATGGATTCAAACATTTCCCGGCTGGCCTCGGTGGATCCTAAGTCGGCCCGGACATGCAGACCATGCTCATCAGACGAGAGCTGCAGCGTGCCGTTTGACTGCCTGGCATACACCATGCCCTCGTGGTTATACAGGAAGATCACATCGGACATGTCGGCGCCGGCAAGTGCGTCCCGGCTGATCGTCTCCTTGTAATCCACCCCATCAAATGAAAAAATCGTGTAGGGGTCGTCATAAGTAGTGGCATACCCTTCCACGATGTACTTCTGTTCTTCACCTTCAATAATTTCAGCAGCTCTCCACTGTAATTCAGGTCTATACAGCGATGTATGAATATATTCTCTGTCAGCTCTGATCGCCATCCGTATCCTCGCTTTCCACCGGCGGCCCCGGTAATGCTTCAGGCTCATTGTTATTGTCCCTGTCGTTCATAAAGTAATATTCACCACGTATCGGCAGCAGATCTCCGACCTCCGGAGGCAGTGCCGAGTAGTTGATCAGTTCGCGGGCCTCGTTGATCGTGATCATGCCGCGGTCGGACAGCTGTGAAATGAAGCTGATCTTGTCGGCCGTACTCATGTACTGCAGCCGGTTCGCAGCCACTTCCACTTTGGCGCCGTGGCCGATCTCCAGGTCCGTAAACAGCATGAACGTCAGCACCTGCTCCAGCTGGATGGCAAACGGCTCAATGGCTCCGTCAAAAAGAGCATCCAGGGCGCTTCCTGACGCCTTGTTCTGGATGACCTCTTCACTCACACCGAAATAATCAAAGACATTCCGCTGGATCAGAGCCTGTTCTTCCGCGCTCACCGTGTAAGCCTTACTCGCGATCTGCTGGATGCCGTCATACGTGTTCGGGAAAAGCAGGAAGCCGGACGCATCAGCCCTCATGTTCCGCGCTGTAAAGTTCTTCTGTTCCTGTGCCAGGTCTTCGGGATCTTTGAAGTTCGTGGAGCGGGCCAGGAAGCGGAACGTGCTGGCAGACTTGACGCCCTCTTTAATTCCCTGGCGTTCGATGCCGAGCAGGTCAAGGGTCTCATCCAGGGCCGTATTCGCTTCACCGAAGAAATCATCCCGGTACTGGAACCGCGTCATGATCCCGCAGCGCTCAAACTCCACGGCTGCCTTCTGCCGGTTCACGAACTCATACTCCAGATACAGCCGGCCGTTCTTTGCTTCCAGGATCTTGCACTTCTCCGGCAGGCACGGCCAGATCCCGATGACGTCATTGTTCACGTCAATGATCGGGATGATAAAGAGCGTGTTCTGCATGTATAAGATGGTGAGAGACCTGTATAAGAACTGGCTCCACGTCATGTACTGGTTCGGTTTCTTCTTCAGGATCGTCTGAGTCTTCGGCATGGCAGCACCATGCACCTTGACCTGGAGCTTGCTCACATGCCGCGCCACAGCATCAATAGCAGCACGGACCAGTTCGCTCTCATATATCTCCCCGCGCCACCTCTTAAATACGGGCTCATAAGCCGTGAGCGTATGAAAGTATTGATCAGCCGCCCACTTCTTCGGCCTGAAAAGTTTGTCTAACAACGACATGTGTTCACCTCTTCGCATTCTGCAGCTGCCCGCCGATCTCGTTCCACCACTTCTGGCGGACGCACATCGCGTCGAGCAGTGCAGCCATTCCGTCAATCCTCTGGTACTGGCTCAGTTTCACCAGCTTCTTCCTGTTCGTTTCATTATTCATCTTCAATGCTGCATTCAGCATGTGGATCTTTAATAAATCATTGTCTCCGCACTCGAAGGCTCCGTCTCTGATCAGGCCGTCCACCTCGTTGATTACCGGTGTCAGGTTTTCGCCCTGGTAAACGTCATCCACGTTATAGCCGTATGCCTGGAGGCTTTGGATCAGGTAGTTAGCCGAGTAGCGGTCATAGCCGAGCTTCAGGGGGTAGATCTTGAATTTCTCAACGAGATCCATGAACCACTTCTCGCAATCGTGGTAGTCCACAAAATTCTCCCCGGATAAACTGAGGAAGCCCTTCGCCACATAAGCCATGTACGGGATCCCGTCCCTGGCCGTTGCTTCTTCCACCTTCTCGGCCGGCATCCAGAAGTGTGCGAATATGTGCAGCTTCCCGCGCCGCTCGATCACGCACACCGCTGCCGTAAGGTCAGTAGTCTGCGACAGGTCGAGCCCGGCCACTGCGTAGCACCGGGAGAAGTCTTCCAGGTGGAGCTGCTCTCCGGAGAAGCACTTGGCCACGTCCGTGGTATTCAGCCAGGCTTGTGAGGAGTTCTGTTTAATACAGCAGTATTTGCAAAGGAACTCGGCCTTCTTGCTGAGGCTCTGCTCCGCGACCGAGATCTCATTCAGGATGTAGTCGATCGGGACTGACTTGCCGAGCTGTGGCATAGCCTTCCGGATCTCGTTGATATCGTTCCACTTATCCGGATCATCTATCATGTAGATCACCGGAAGCAGCCGGGTTTCGTTGGAGTCGCCCAGGAGAAATCTAGTGGACCTCTTCATGAGCTCATCATAGATCCCATCATTCTCATAACCGGAAGTGGTCATGGATATCAGCAGCGCATCACCGGCCCTGGCGCCCATGCCGGACTTCATCACCTCATACATCTTCAGGCCACGGTCACCCGGCCAGGCAGCCACCTCATCACAGATGCACAGTGACGGATTAAAACCATCAGCGGTCTTTGCCTGGAAGGCCACCTTTTTCATCACCGAGTTAGTCCCGATGATGCTCAGATCCGACCGGCGTTTCTTCGGAAGCATGGAATCGTCATTCGTCTTCGTGTTGTGGGTGTCCCGTTCGTTGCACCACTCCTTTAGCGCTATGTACTCCGGATCCAGCGTGATCATCTGCCAGGTCGTGTTGTAAACAATGTCGGCCTGGTCGAGCTTCGGCGCCACGCAGTAGATCTCCGAGCCATACCCGCCGTTCCGGAACTCATAGTTGGCTATTGCGGAAGCCAGGATAGACTTACCATCCTTTCGGCCGACCACTAACAGCGATTCCCAGAATTGGCGCTTTCTGTCTTCATCCACTATCCCGTACAGCGCAGATATATACGCCTTTTGCCAGGGCTCGAACTTAAGCTGACCGGGCGCCAGCGGACCTTTGACGTGGAAGCAGTGTGTCTCCATCCACTCAATGGCATTATTCGCCTTCTTCTGGTCGAAAAAAAAGAGACCCTCTTCGAGTCCCTTTATCAGATATTCATAAATAAGCCTGGTCCACATGCCAACACGTTCGGTTCCGTCGATTATTTGTTGGTAGTAGGCCCAGATCCAGTTCATTCCGTCCATCTCCGGTTCCCTTCTGGTTATGCCGAACCGGTTCGGTCTGGGTTTGCTGGTTCGCTCTCGAATCGGGTAAGAAAAAAG